CGTCATCCCGGAAAATCTTCAACCCCGCGCGGGGAGCCCACGGACGCAGCGGATCATCCTCCGCCACCACCCACCGCGGATCCTCAGCGCTGAGGACAGGCACCCCGCCGACCGGCTCACCCACCAGGGCGTACGCGCAGCCGAACTTCCCCATCATCCGGTGCACCTCGCTGGCGACCGACGGCCCGCGCATGGACCGCCACAGCCGCCACGCCTCAGCGTCACCCGTGTCATCGCTGTCGGCGCTGGTGCGGATCCCCCGCTGCCGCATCCGCTCCCGCAACGCCTCCACGATCAACGCCGCGAAATTCGACCGCGCGAACCGCTGAAACGCCCGGAACGCCGACCTGGCCGCCGACGCGCCCTCCGGCAAGGGGGGGTCGCCCCTGTACCAGGCTTCCAGCGCCTCGAATCGGGTGACGCGCTCCGCCCGGTACAGCTCCCGCGACAGGCGAGCCATCCACCAGCCAGGCTCATCGGTCGTGTTGACGTCGATCGGCACAGGTGCCTCCTCGGCGTCACGTTCAGCGGATGCGGCCTAGGGCGAAGTCAGTAGAGGCTTGCCCGACGCCGGCCGCGACGGCGTCCGACCGGCACTCGTAGGCGAGCGTCGCGGCCATCGCAGCGTCGATCTTTCGGTCACTCTTCGGGTGCGGCTTGGAGATCGTGATGCCCGACCGGCCAACCCGGCGACGGGCGTTCAGCACATGCCGCGTCAAGGTCGACCCCCCGTCGTGCGAGAGATCCTTGTTCAAGATGGCCGAGTGGAACCGCTCGAGCGCGGCGACCATCGCCGTCGGCCGGTTCGTCCACCACTCCAACGGCCGGCCCTGCGCCGCCTTGACCTGCAAGCCGCCGCCGAACTCGCCGGTCCATCGGTCCACGTAGTCCTGCCACAGCGCCGGGTCGCAGTACATGCCAGCCACCTCGAACCGGCCAAACGCCGCCGATACGGCAGCGTCAACCGCCTCGCGGTCCACCTGCCAGTCATCGTCAGCGCCACGGTCGGAAGGCTTCTCCCAGCACCCCAGCAACTCCAGATGTCCGTCGGACACCCGACATGCCACCAGGGCTGTGGAGTCGTCACGGACCGAACCGTCGAACCCGAGCGTCACCGTGTCACGGTCAGCCAGGGATCTGCTCGCGTCACTCACGGCCTGCCACTCCGCGAACGACACCCATGCGTCCTCCGTGGAGGTAGGGGCGTTCAGGAAGTAACGACGGCTGTCTTCGATCCGGGCCCTGGTGTCGAAGAACTCGTCCACCAGGCCGTCAAGGTCCACCCACGCCAGCGCATCGCCATACGACTCCCGCAATGCAGCCCGCAACGCGGCCTCGTCAGACGGATCCTCGAGGTCACCCCAGCGGTGATCGAACAGCAGCCGCGACCGCCGCGACCGACCCTCCCGGATCGCTTCCGCAAGCTTGTATGTCTCCTCCGCGATCGACTCCTGACCGGCGGCGAACATCGTGGTCGACTCGAGGAACCACGTCTCGGCGATCTTCTTGCGCTTCCGCAAGTTCCGGGTCACGGTCCGGTACATGCGCCGCAGCTCAGGCGTCACGTAGATGTGCGACTCATCGAAGTCGACGAACGTTTCCTTGCCGCCATCCTTCGACGCTGACGATGCAGTGGAGGGCGTGATCTCCCCGCCACCAGGCAGGACAATCCGCGTCAGCCCCGCCATGTCCCGGTGCGGCAACGCCTTCGCCAGCGGGCCGTGCGTCAGGTTGAAGTGCACCGAGTCGTACACATTGCCGGTCTGGGTCTCCTCGGTCGCCATCAGGCGGACATAAGGCACCTTGACCGGGCGGCCCATCGGTTCACCCTTGGTGTAGACGTACCGGAACCCCAGCCCCCACGGGTCGCGGTACACCTCGCCGCCGCGCGCCCAGCCGAGGAACCGGCACGGACCCAGCGCCTCGAACTGCGCCACCCGCGACGCCAGCCCCGACTTGTCGCACCCCTTCGGCCGCGACAGGAACGCCGAGTCATACAGTCGTCGGCCATCCACATCGACCGCGTAACAGTCGGCGATGAACTCGCTGTACTCGTCCGCGTGTCGAACCGGCTCACCCTGAACATCGCCAGGGCCGTGCACCGTCAGGTGCTCCATCCATGCCAGCGCCAGCCACCCCAGCGACCGCCCTCGGTCGTGATCCGGGGCGACCACATGCGACCGCGGCACCGGATCAGCCCGTCAAGCGCTTGCGCCGCTCAGCGATGTCCGACACCCCCGACGGCACCTCGCCGTCGTCGTCCTCGTCCTGGGCGCTGCGCCACCGCAGCCGGCCCCGCTGCATGTCGTCCTCCGTCAACCGGAGGCCGGCGCCAAGCGTCGAAATGATCGCCTTGAAGTTCTCCGACCCCGGCCGCTTCAGATACCGCTCGATCAACGGCAGTGCCAGATGCAGCTCGAACCAAGTACCCGGACCCCACGTCGCCGCCTGCGGCAACCCCGCGAGCTCCCGGTAGATCGCCACCGCCTCGCCCGACACATCCGCCAGCCACTCCGGCAGGGCCGGCGCCTCGCCCACGAACGGGGCCCGCTCAATCTCAGTCCAGCCGTCGCCGCCCACCACGGGGTCAGCATTGGTCCGCTGACGCTGCTCAGGAGCCACAGGAGGACGACCAGGGCGACGACCAGCCATCACAACCTCCTAGCAGCCCATGACGGGCAAGGGCGCCCATGACGGGCTCGAGAGGGGCCGCGAAAAGACCCTCACAGTCTGTATGCGCACAGGCGGGCAGAACTCAGCGGCGCCCGGGCAGGAGGAGTGGGGCGGTGGCCCCCTCCCCCTACTGCGCGGTCAGCCGATCAACATCAATTGTTCGCCGCTGCCGCCAGATCCCTTGGTCGAGTTGCACAGGAAGTGAGCCGTCCGACAGTTCGCCGGCTCGTGCGTCCCGCCCTTGGCGAGTGGGATGACGTGGTCGATGGTGGGCGCCTTCGGGTGTGGCGCGACGACCTCGCGGTTGACCTTCTTGCCGCACAAGTGGCAGCGCCAGCGGTCGCGCTCATGGATCTGGTAGCGCCGAACGATCGCCACGAAGGCCGCACGGTGTCTGGCGCGCCGGCGGTCCGCCCTGTCTCGTCGTCTGCATGTCTCCGAGCAGTGACGGCTTGCGTCACCACCGTCATAGCAGGGCTGGATGAAGGGCGTACCGCATCTGAGGCACCATCCTGCGACCAGTCGGCGGGCCGGTCCCGGGCAACCGCGGCATACGGTCTGGCCTCGTCGGTCAAGCACGTACGGACGTTCGCAGCGCCGACAGGTTCCCGCCCTGTCCGGATGATCCTCGGGCATGCTTGACAGGGGGGCGCGGTCGAGCTCCTTGGGGCGGACGCGGCGGCACTCGGCTGAGCAGTGCTCGACGTGCGGGCGTGATGGATGAGCTAGGAACGGGGCGCCACACTTCACGCACGTCTTGGCGATGC